CTCGAGGCCGCCGGTGCCAGCGTGGTGGTGCGCCCACCCTCCCGCGCGGCCATGAAGCGTTTTTTCAACCTCTCCAGCCGGGAGGATCGGCGCTATGAGGCCCTCGAGGCGCTGCTGCAGGACTCGGCAGTCTACCCCGAGCCCGCCGAGCTAGCCAGGCTGCTGGAGAAAAAACCCGGCCTGGTGGCCCCTTTTGGCGAGAAGCTGGTAGCCCTCGCCGGGGCCACCGAGGAGGCTGATTTTCGCCCGCTCTAGAGCGCTCTACGAGCGGGCCATTCACTCTCGAGACCTAGCCACGGCGGCCCGCTGTCTGCTGGCCTATCAGCGCGGTGAGGATAGTCCTGAGGCGCTAGCCGGGGCGCTGCTCATCTCGGCCGACTTAATTGCTCGGCTCAACCCGCCAAAATGACCCGCCTGCAATGGACGTTTGACCTGCTCGACCGGGTGACCGCCCCCGCTCGGCGCATGGGCCAGGCCCTCAAAGCTACTGACGCCGCGCTGAAAAAAGTCGCGGGTAGCGGCGAGGCCGCACAAAGAGCGCTGCAGCGTTCGTTCGGACTCTCCGAGCGTGCGGCGTTTCGGCTTACTGCGGCCGTCGCCACAGTCGGGCAGGTTCAGGGGGCCATCGGCGGGCTGCAATCGCGTGTGGGAAATCTACAACAGGCGTTTCGCGGGGTGGCCGATTCGGTGTTCAACCTGAAGAACGCGCTGGTGGCTGGAACCATCGGCTTCGCGGCCAAGTCGGTGATCGACCAGGTGGGCTTCATCGAGCAGCAGCGCATCGCCCTGGGAACCATCCTGGGCTCGCCCATCCGGGCCAAAGCTGCACTGAGTTGGGCCATCCAGTTTGCTGACCAGACCCCCTTTCAAACCCCACAGGTACTCGAGGCGATGCGTTCGGCGCTGGCAATGGGGTTCAACACCCGGCAGATTCAACCCCTGCTGACCACGCTGGGTGATACGGCATCAGCGCTGGCGTTGGGGCCGAGCGGGTTGGGGGAGTTGGTAGACGTTTTTGCCCAAATTCGTAACAGCGGGAACTTGATAACAAACGACGTGCGACAACTGACCAATCGAGGGATTCCGGCGTTCGAGATTTTAGCGGAAGCCTTCAGCACCGACATCCCGACCGTGCGCCAGATGATCGAGAAAGGCCAGATCGCGTCTGAAGCTGCTCTGGGAATACTCTACCGAGGGCTGAAAGCTCGATACGGCGGTAGTTCAGCAGCGCAGTCTCGCTCCATATTTGGCCTCATCAGCACATTGCGCTCGAGGCCGCAAACTATCGCATTCCGCCTCGAGGAGCGAGGATCCCTTGAGCCGTTCCGTCGGGTGCTGAGCAACCTGGCCGACCTGACCGACTTCAATAAGCCGCCGGGCTCTACTATTGGCGAGCGGCTCACGGCGGGTATTGGAGGGTTGTTCAAGGCGGCCTTCGGGCCGCTCGCAACGGCCACCGAGCCCAAACGAGCGGGCGATGTGATTCTAGCGTTCGTAAATCGCGCTACCGCTGCAATCAACCGCGTTCGCGCTGCCTGGCCTACAGTAAAAGCGGCAGTATCGGATTTTATCTCAGGCGTGCGCTCCGGGTTCGATTTGCTCGCTAATGTTTGGCGCACGGTTGAGCCGCTTATCTCCGGCCTGAGCCGCCTCGCGGGTTCGTTCAACAGCGCGCAGGCCAGTATGAGCGGGGCTAACGTCAACGCCGTAAAAATCATTGGCACAATAGCGGCCCTGGCGGCAGCCTGGCGGGTGCTGAACCTGGTCACCCTGGGCGGTGCCGGAGCGATAGCTCGCTGGGGTGCAGTTGCGGTCTTTAGCCTGATACAAGCAGCTGGGATAGGGCTGCCTATTCTATGGGGCAAAATCGGTGCACTGACCACACTGGGGGTCACCGCTCTGCGTGCTTCCGGGCAGGCGCTGCTTGCCGGAACGCGCATGGCTGCGGCCTGGCTGATCGGACTGGGCCCTATCGGGTGGCTCATCGGTGGTATAGCGGCAATCAGCGCCGCGCTGGTGCTGGCCTACAACAAGGTAAGCTGGTTTCGCAACCTGGTGAACCGAGCCTGGGAAGGAATCAAACAGATCGGTATAAACCTCCTCAACTGGTTTACGAGTTTGCCGGAGCGTATTGGGCAGGTATTCGGGCAACTCCCCAACCTGCTGCGCGGGCTGCTGCGACGGGCCATCGACCTGCTCCCTCCGGGGGTGCGGGACGTGGTGCGGGGGCTGGTCGGAGGGTTACTGGACGGCTCCGAACCGGTGGAGAACGCTGCGATTCAGTTGGCAGATAAAACCCAGCAGGGATTTGCCCGTCCCCTGGAAATCCGTTCTCCCAGCCGCCGCTTTGCCTATTTCGGGCAGATGATGGGGGCGGGCCTCGAGGTAGGCATGCGCGGCTCCCTGGGGCGGGTGCAACGGGCAGCAGCGGGGATGACCATCGCAGCGACCCTTGCTCTAGGTGGTACCCCCGCTGTTTCAGTCGCGCAGCCTCTACCTACTCCGGGTTTGCCACCTCTGATCGCTCCCGCGCCCAGAGCCAGCGAGAAAACTATCAACATCACAATAGGCCCCATTGCCATCAACAGCGGTAGCGACGCTAAACAAATAGCTGAGGAGCTTCGCACTGTGGCTGTAGAGGCTGTTTTGGAGGCTCTCGAGCGGGCGGCTAGCGAGGAGGGGGCATGATCGAGCTCGAGCATTCTCTCATCCTGGTAGGCCAGAAGCGATTCGTCATCGCCCCCAATGGCAAAGCCGACCTCAAGGGGGCGGTGAGACTCCGGGTCAAACCGGGGGGTTTGCGCGAAGACACCCAGGAGATCAGCGGAGCCGATGGAGCCGTGCGTACTGTGCTGGGGTACGCCGACGCCGAATTGACAGCAGAGATTCAAATTTGGGACGAGGAGGAACTGCCAAAGCTCAAGCGGCTCAATGACCTCTTTCGCCCCCGGCGCGAACAAAAGTCCTATCAACCGGTGGGAATCGTTCATCCAGCGGCCACCCGCTGGAACATCAAGCAGGTCTACGTCTTCGCATTGGAGCAAACCTCCTGGACGGCTAAAGATGGCACCACCGTGACCCTCTCCATGCGCGAGTGGCAGCCGAAGGAGAAGAAGAAAACTACAAAGACAAAGAAAGTGGATCAATCGGCCCCTGCGATTTCCGGCTCGGGAATTCCCGAGGGGATCGACATTACGGCTCCGTCTAAACGGGGGGTGCGGCCATGAGCTTGCTGACCGCTAACAGCATCCCCGTGGCCGATGCCTACATCAGCATCCCCCGAGTGGGACGGGGGGTAGCCGATCTGCTGCTGGGGCGCGATACCGGGCCATCCGCAGGGGAATCGGTCACCCTCGAGTGGCAGGACGGCGAGCAGCTAACAATGACCTGTGTGTTTGGTCAGCGTGCGCGGGGTTGGTGGCGTATACGCTGCGTGATGGGCGCGGGCCGGATGGCTAAAAATCTGCCCGGCCGCTACTACGAGGACATCCCAACGGCTACCGTAGCCCGTGACCTGTTGACTGAAGCGGGCGAAGCCATTGAAAGCGTTGATTTGCCCGGCATACTCACCCGCTATGTGCGCCGGGCCGCGCCCGCCCACGAACAATTGGTGGCATTGCTAGCGGACACGGGGCGAATCTGGCGGGTTATGCCAAATGGGAAGGTTTGGATCGGAGTGGATGAGTTCCCATCGCAGGGGCCGCTCGAGGTCGTCCGCGCCTATCCCGAGGCCCAGCGGTACACCCTGAATCTCACCCCCAAGCTGCTGCCGGGGGTGAGCCTCACAGGCTACATCGACGGCGAGGAGCGAGATTTGGGCAGGGTCGAGCGGGTAGTGCACCGGGTGGAACAGCATCTGCACACGGAGGTGTGGTGTGCAAACTGAACGCCTCAGACGGTCTCTGCGAGCGTTGACTCGTGAATCGCGCATTGATTACCTAGCGCTCTATTCGGCCAGGGTGTTGATCGACCACGGGGATATGCGGCTCGACCTCGAGCCGGACGACACTCGGCTGCCAATGATGGTACGGGTGCCTCTCCGGGTTTTTCTGCCCGGAGCCTACGTGAGAGTGCGAGCGGGTAGCCGTGTGCTGCTGGGATTCGAGGGCAGCGACCCGGCCAAACCTGTTGCGTATCTCTGGGAAGCAGGCGGCACGATCATCGTGGAAATCACGACTGTCGCGGGCCGCAAGGTGCGCCTGGACGATGAGGCTGGCAAAACACAGGTCTATGACCCCGCCCGGATCGAGGTAGACGCCCCGGTGGTGGCGTTGGCGGGTGGCGGCCCGGCGGTGGCTCGGGTGGGCGATCAGATTAAGGTATCCGGTGTACAGCTCGGCACCGCCACCGTGATAGGTACGATCATCAGCGGCTCCTCCAAAACCAAATCAGGTTAACTATGGCCGATTTTGGAACCGATCTATCCGCGCTGCCCGACCTATCCTGGACGATTAAAGGCGGCAAAAACAACCTCGCCGAGGCCATCGCTCGGCGACTCATCACGCCGCTGGGCGGCCTATTCTACGACCCTACCTACGGTTTGGATTTACGCCAATATATCGGAGAGACGCTGACAGACGAGGTGCGCTATGAAATTGAAACCCTAATGGCTGCCGAGTGCGAAAAGGACGAGCGCATTTTATCGGCTGTTGCAACCATTATCGAGGCCTCTCCGCAGCTGCGAAGCATACAAATTGAACTGGCTCTGGAAACTGCGGATGAACCCTATCGGCTCATCCTGAGTATCAGCGATGTAACGGTGGAGGTATTGCGTGCCGACGCTTGAACAACTGCTGCAACCCCGCACCCGCGACCAGATTTTGGCTTCGCTGATTTCCATTCTGCAAAGCAAGGGGTTCCCGACTACCGACTGGGAGCCGGGTAGCGTGCAGCGCACCATTTTGGAGGCGCTGGCGGTGGGCCTGGCTGACCTTGAGGCCCTCCGGCTGGAAATTACCAAAGGGGGCTACCTCGAGCTCGCCTCCGGCCCTTGGCTTGACCTGGTGGCAGAGAACATGTACGGGCTAACACGCAAGGCGGCAGAGTTTGCCCGCCAGACCGTGCGGCTGACCGCCCAGGCGGGGTTTGGCCCCTACACCATCCAGCCGGGACAGCTCTGGGCCAGCACCCCCTATGGGTTGCGGTTCAACAACACCCAGGGCGGCACGCTGGCTCAGGGGGGCACGCTGGATTTGGAATTTGTCGCCGAATCTCCGGGTGCGGCCTATAACGTCGCTCCAAACACCATCACCATTCTAAACACCCCACTACCCGGCGTGAACATCAACAATGTGGCCATCGTCGCAGCGGGGGTAGATGAGGAGACCGACGACAACCTCCGGCTGCGGTGCCGACTGCGCTGGGCCAGCCTGGGTACCGGGGCCACTCGAGCAGCCTACGAGTTCTGGGCACTCTCAGCCGATCCTAGCATCACGAAGGTGAGGGTGCTGGATCAGCACCCTCGAGGCCAGGGGACGGTGGACGTGATCGTGTGGGGCGAGGGTGGCCTGGGCAGCGGTGCGGTTGCCACGGCCAACACCTATATCCAGCAGCGCAGGCCGCTCACCTCGGACGTGCAGGTCTACGCGGCCAACCCCACAAACATCGCCGTGACCGCCACCATTACCCTGCGGGCGGGCTTTCTGGCGGCTACTCAGGCCGAGGTAACCGCCCGTCTCAGCGACCTGCAGCGCAGCCTGCCCATCGGAGGGACGCTGTACCGCTCGGCCCTCATCGAGGCCTTGTTCGGGGCCTACACCATCAACGTCAACCTCACCGCCCCGACAACAGACGTGGCCCTCGGCACGGCACAGGCCGGGGTGCTGGTGCCCAACCTGACCTACCAGGAGGCGTAGCGTGCCACAGGAAATCGCCCTCATCCCCTACGAGCAGTACCAGCGCTGGCTGGTGGAAATCTCTCCACCCTGGCTGCGTGGCGTTCGAGGGGCCTCGTTCATTTCCGGCCTCGGAACCGCGCTGGACGAGAGTATCGCGCTGACTATCACGGGAATACTGGCGCGTTTCGCGGATCGAGCACCAGAGGACGCGCTGATATTTCTAGGAACCGAACGTGCGCTAATCCGCTATCCAGGCGAATCCAATGACGCGTTTCGCGCCAGGGTGCTGGGAGCCTGGGATTTCTGGCAATGGGCGGGCACCGAGTACGGGATGTGTCTTTGGCTGAAGGCGGCGGGGTACGAGGCCCACATCCGCGAGCATTTCCGAGACGATCCCTCCATCTGGGCCGAGTTCTCCCTCCAACTCTGGCCCTACCGCCCCGAGTGGATTACCGACTGCTGGGACGATGGAGGAACGTGGGACGACGGCAGCACGTGGGACTACATCCTAAACGGGGCGGAGCTGGA